GGTCGACGCTGCGAATGTCATCCTGAAGTCGGTGATGGACGCCAAGGCGAATCCCAAGCTTGTGTGGATTGACCCGACCACCTGGACTGGCTTCACCACACAAGACGGAACCCACCCAGACGCCGCGGGCTACGTGACCATCGCCGGTTACGCCATTCCTGCCTACACTACAGCGCTTGGTCTATGACCTTTGAGGCCGAATTATGCTGATCATTGAAGACGGCACCGGGAAACCAGATGCCGAAAGCTACGCGACTGCTGCAGACCTTGCCGTGTACGCCGTGAAGTTCGGCGTGACCATCCCGGCCGACGAGCCAACGCAAGAAGCACTGCTGCGCAGGGCTGCCTTGGCAATGGATGGAATGGTCTGGAAAGGGCGCAAGATGGACAGCGATCAGGCCTTGGCCTGGCCGCGTAAAGGCGTTGAGCTGGACTGCGAGATCAAGCCTGACAACTACCTTCCAGCACGCATCGAATACGGGCAGATGGCTTTGGCCGCTGAGATTCATGCCGACGACATCGACCCGCCAGAGAAGCGCAAAGGCGCGGTGACGTTGGAGCGTGTCGAAGGCGCGGTAACGCGCGAGTACGCCACCATCCCCAACAGCAGCGGAAAACTGCTGCCGGCGGCCCCGGATCGACCGAGCGCCACGCAGTTCGCCGACTACCTCCAGAAGCGGGGACTGTTCGCCGTCCGCGCATAATTGAACGGAGCCACCATGGCCTTCTACGACGAAATGGCCGCGTTGGCTCTGGAGATGATCACAGAGTTCGGCCAGCCCGTGACCATCCGTGCCATTACGGTCGGCGAGTACGACCCGGATACTGGGACAGCGCCTCCCGACACCGTTACCGAGCAGACCGCCCAAGGCATTCTGCTCGACTATACCGGCCAAGAATTCCAGAACAACAGCCTCATCAAGCAGGGCGATAAGAAGCTCAAGATCGCCGCGAAGGCTTTGGCGTGGGCGCCAGATCTACTGAATAAGGTAATTGTCCAGGGTCGTACCTGGTCAATCGTCCCACCGCTGAAAGAGATCAGCCCCGCGGGTACACCAATCCTGTACGAGTTGCAGGTGCGGTCATGAGCAAATACTCGGGGCTCAATGGCAGCTTTGCGGAGAATATCCGCCAGTTTGCTGAGCAGGCACAGGTAGGGTTAGACGCCACGTTTCGCGAAATCGTTATCGAGATCGGCGGCAGCCTTATTCGTATGTCGCCGGTGGGTAACCCTGAAGTCTGGGCAGCAAACGTCGCTCACCGGGCCACCAATACCCGAGCGGCGGACGACTACGACTTCAAGGTGGCGTTACGGAACACGGTCATCAATCTGACCGACAGTAACTTCACCAAGTCAGGAAAGCTCAAGGCTGGCGTGAAGTACGCGAAGCCACTGACCAAGACTGAGCGCGACCAAAATTTCAATGTGAACGGTTTGGTCGCCGGTAAGGATTACGTCGGTGGGCGGTTTCGCGGGAACTGGCAATTTTCTATTGGTTCACCGGTTGAAGGCGTTCTGGATCAGATCGATGCATCGGGCAGTGTCACGCTGGCCAAGCTGAAGCTCCAGGTCGAGCAACTGAGCATCGGAGAGACGGCCTATATCGTGAACAACCTGCCGTATGCGATCCCGCTTGAGTACGGACATTCGAAGCAGGCGCCTTCAGGAATGGTCCGGGTGACTCTGGCACGCTTTCAACAGATCGTTGCTGAAGCCATCAGGAACAACCAAGTATGAGCCACAACATCATCGCTTCGATCTACGAATCAAAGCTCATCGCCTGGGCGAAAGCATTGCCGGCTCCAATGAAGGTCGTCGTCGAAAACGAGGCCTATGATCCCGTCGACGGCGTGACCTACCTGCAAGCTTTCACGCTGCCGGCCGACAGCGCAAGTAACACGCTCAGCGGCGACCATAAGCTGTACACCGGCGTGTTTCAGGTCAGCATCGTGACGCCATCGGGTAAGTTCCGCGGGGTGGCCGGCGCGCTAGTGGATCAGATCGCCGCGCTGTTTCCGCTGTACGAGCGGAACACGAAGGGCGCGCTAACCGTGGTGACAATGAGCCCGGTCGACCCAGGCCCTGGCGTTTCAGACGGCACCACTTTCACCGTCCCCGTGTCATTCCTCTACCGAGCCGACACCAACTAATCCGCCCATTGGGCAAACCCAGAACCCGCCATTGAGCGGGTTTTGTCATTTCTGCAAAGAGGAAACCCCCATGGGCTACAAGTTGCCAAATGGCGCGACATTCGAACATGCCGCCACCTATGCTGCTGCGCTTCCGTTCTCCGCCATCTCCAACGCTTCCGAGGCCATCTGCACCGTGACCGGCGCCACCCTGGTCGTCGGCGACATCCTGCTGGTTACTTCCGGCTGGACCGCGCTGAACAACAAGGTCGTCCGCGTGAAGGCTGCTACCGCCACCGCGATCACCCTGGAAGCGATCGACACCACCAGTACCACGATCTACCCGGCCGGCTCCGGTATCGGCAGCCTGAAAAAGATTCTGACCTGGGTGCAGATCCCGCAGATCACCGATGTGGCGTTCTCCGGCGGCGACCAGAATTACCAGGACGTCGTGTTCCTCGAAGATGCCCAAGGCCGCCAGCTGCCGACCGATAAGTCTGCCGCGAGCATGGTGCTGACCGTTGCCGATGACCCGACTCTGGCCTACGTGCCGATCGTGACCGCGGCTGACGTGGGGCAAACCGTGCAGGCTGCCCGCCTGAACCTGCCGGGTGTCGACAAGCTGTACTACGGCGCCTACACCTCGTTCTCGCTGCAACCGACGGTATCGCGCAGCAACATCCTGACGCGCACCGTCTCCCTGGCCTTGCAGGCCGCTCCTACTCGCTACCTGTCGTAAGGGACAAACATGGCCAAGTTCACGCTTACCCAGAACCCCACTTTCAAAGCAGATGTCATGTTGCCTACGGTCGGCGGCGAGCCAGTGAAGGTGGAGTTCGAGTTCAAGTATCGCGATCGAACGGAGCTTGCGGAGCTCTATGCAGAATGGGACGAGAAACACAAAGCGCTTGGGCTCAAAACTGAAGAAGTGGGACTGAAGCAATTCACTGCTCTTCTGATTGATCTCCAAGTTCAGCAGCTCAAAGCCATTGTGGCAGGCTGGGACGTCGATGAAGCGTTTACCGACGACAATCTTCGCGTCCTGGTGGGCTCTATCAGTGCCACGCCAAGTGCTGTCTTGGGGGCTTACTCTGATGCGTTTGCAAAAGCGCGCCTGGGAAACTCCTAAGCGTCGCACGCACTCTGTACGAGCCAGAGGCGTCAGCTGAAGAGCTGGCGGCCTTTGGCTTTTCTGTCGGGGATTTGCCTGAAGAGAACTGTGAGGTCTGGCCCGATATATGGCCTGCGTTCAAAGTTTTTGAGGCGATGACTACCCAGTGGCGTACAGGTGTTTGTGGCGCCACCGGCCTGGATTACACGTCAATTCGCCATGTCGCTGGCTTTCTCGGTCTCTCCCGGGTTCAGGTCGCTGACATCTTTCCGGATATCCGCGTCATGGAAGCTGAAGCCTTACGGGTGATGGCGGATCAGAGGGACAGTAAATGAGCACCAACTTCGCTTCCCTTGGTATCGAGGTAAATTCGTCGTCGGCCGCAAAGGCTGCTGATGACCTCGACAAGCTTGTCGATTCGGCAGTTGATGCCGAAAAGGCAATCGACGATCTCGGCAAGACCGGTTCAGAGCTTGCCAACACCGGCAAGAAGATAGTTCAGGCCGAGAAGGAAGTTGCTCAGGAGATCGACAAGTCCACTGACGCCACGCAGCGTCAGTCAGATGCAAGACGCAAATCAGGCGCAAGCGCTACCAGCGAAATCGCCATCATCAGTCAGCTCGACAAGGCGATGTCGGGAAACATCGGTAGCATTGAACGGCTGATCCAGGCTGAGGGATTGCTGGAGCGTGCTCGCAAGGGCGGACTGGTCACCATTGAGCAACAGGAGGCTTATCAGGAGCGGCTCGGCAAAGCTTACGACAAGATCGAAAAAGCCGAGGCCAAAGAAGTCGCGCAGAAACAGCGCCTGATTGACGCGGAAAACCGCCAGATTGAAGCGTTGAAGCGCACGGTCAACGGCATCGATCCAGTGACCGCGAAGCTGGGTAAGTTGGAGGCGCAGGAAAAAGCACTCGAAGCACTCAGGGCCAGCGGGGCGATTTCATCTGAGCGTTACGCGGAAGCCCTGGCCAAAATCGGCAAGGACCGGGCCGGGCTGACCGCGACCGAAACTGCATTCGACAAGCTGAAGCTCGGCACCCGCCAAGCTCAAGAAAACGTCATGCAGTTGACTAACGCGCTGTCATCCGGCGATTTGGGCAGCGGGGCAAGAGCTATTGCCCAGCTTGGCGCCGGCGCTGGAGAGTCTGCCAAAAGCATGGCGGCTTTGCTTCTGCCGGCGGGCCTTCTAGCTGGAGTCATTGGTGGGCTTGGATACGCCTACTTCGATGCGATGAAGCAGGCTCGGGAATTCAACGCCGCAATCAACGGCGGTTCGAACGACGCCGGCCAGAGCATTGCCAACCTGAAAGCCATGAGCGAGTCGGCTGGCGTGCTGACCGGCAATCTTTCCGGCGCACGCGAGGCAGTTGTTGCGCTTTCATCCGGTGCGGTTACCAGCGGCATCCAAATGCAAAACCTGGCTCAAGCTGCAGCTGCCATCGGAGAGGTGACAGGGAAGGGCGCGGGCGAAATCGCAAAGTCGCTGGCAAATGCTGGTGATACTGCCATCGAGGCGGCAGCCAAAATCAGCGACCAGTATGGCCTGCTGACCTACGAGCAGTACGAGGTCATCAAGGCGATTGATGACCAGGGCGATCATCAGCGCGCACTGGATGTGCTGAGTGAAAACCTGAATCAGTCCGCGCAGGAGCGGCTGAAGGCGTATCGTTCTTCCCTGTCTGACATTGAGCGCGATTGGGACAACATCAAGATCGCAATCACTGGCGCCTATGGAGCTATCAGGTCGGAAATCTTCCCTGACTTGGCCAAGCAGATCGAGATTACTCAGCGCGTGCTCGATACCCGCAAGGGAGGCGGTGTAGCTGGCGCGGTATCGAACGGCCTCAGCTCGCTCAACTCCTTCCTGGGGCTGGGCGACGGTGAGAACGACGACTCGACCCCTGCACTAGAGGCCAAGCTCGCGGGACTGAAGGCGCGGCAGTCGGCAAGCCAAAACCTTGCTGCGACCACTGGCGAAACAACTCACGCAAACAAGGAGCTGATTGCTGTCCAGAAAGAACTGAACAAGCAGATGGACGACTTGAATCCGCTCACCAAACGCCAGGAGGCCTACAAAAAGCTGAACGACCAGTTCAGGACTCTTTATCAGGAGTCTGAAAAGACCGGTCAAAAGGCGCCATTGCTGGACGGTGTCGATTTCGACGGGAAGAAGTTTTCTGGCGGCGCGTATGACAAGTTGCGCAAAGCGATTGATGAAAACAAGAAGGACCCAAAAGCCGCTGCCGGAAGTGTCGATTTAACCGGTTTCAACGACTCGAAAAACGCCCTGAACGGCATTGTCTCCGAGTACAAAAACGCCCAGAAGGAACTGGACGCAGCACAGAAAGCTGGACTGGTTTCCCAGGCGGACTACCTGCTGAAACGCGAAGCCATGATCGGCAACGAGCGAGACGAGGTGACTGCAGCCTACGAGGCTGAGATCGCCGCGCTGGAGGCTGTGAAAGGGAAAGCCAGCACCTCGGCTGCACAGCGCATTCAACTGGATCAGAAAATCTCCGATGCC